ATAAAATGATCTTTAGAGAACTAAACAACAAACTATACAAGATAACATTACCAGTTAGTATAACAGAAGATGAGTTTTTAAAAAAACAGAAAAACGGTTCTGTTAAATTTATAAAAGTTAATCCAGAAAACCTGCCAACTGTACCTGACGATGAACAGAGACATTTTAGTGAAATATTTTATATGTTTGATAATAATGAAAACATTGTAATTGATTATGAAAGAACTGTAGAAGAATGGATAAATGAAAAATATAGCCAAACTAAAAATCATATTTACAAATATTATTCACAAATAAAACAAGCTAGTGATCAAGCAGACAAAGAATATTATTCTACCTTGTTAAAAGCAAATGGTGTTCAAAATCTTGAAGCAACCATTGCATCAATAGTATCAAAATATTATGATGGACAAACAATAGACGAAGTATTGAATACTATAGAAGATTTAACTGATGACACTAGAGAAGCATATCTACAATTATTAAAAGTTGGTATAAGAGTTACTTGGGTTCAAAGATGCAAAAGTGAACTTAAAAAAGCAATAGAAGAAAATAGAGAACCAATATATCCAGAGTATCCACTATGAAATTAAAGTACTCTAATTTTATTTTACAACCTTTAAAGAACCACAGATATAAAATAATAGAAGATATTAAATTTAAAGATATTGTGGTTCCAAAAGGTTATAGAACCAATGGGGGTAATGTTCCAAGAGTGTTTTGGTTCTTTTTACCTCCAAATGAAAGCACTTTTTTGCCTGTATATTGCATACACGACTATTTATGTGATTTAAAGCAATACAAAAAAGCTGATAAGTATTTATTAGAAGCTGGAAAAGAATTAGATACTCCAAAGTTTAAATTGTACATTATTTATTTTACTGTTAGACTATATCATATCATAAGGTATAGAAAATGAAATTTAAAATAAACAAAAAACCTTTTGCTGTTATAATTTATGTTTCTAACAAACCAAATGGCTTTGCTGGTTATACATATCCCTTTGTTATTCTTATTAACAAAAAATATGAGAATGATATTGGCTTATTACAACACGAGTTAACCCATATTAAACAAATATACAGAACATTTGGATTACATTTATTTTTATACTTGTTCTCTAAAAAGTATAGATTAAAAGCTGAAGTAGAAGCATATAGAGCTCAATTAAAATATAGTCCAAATAGTCTTGACAAATTTGCAATGTATTTATCAACAAAGTATAATCTAAATATAGATTTTAAAGAAGCTAAAGAAAGGATATCTAATGTATAATATATCACAGGTTGGTTCTATTTATGATAGTTTAACACAAAAGGTAAAAGAAGACTTAGATGAACAGTTTGAAAAGGGTAGATTAAAGGGAACTGATTATGCAAATGTTTATGCACAATTGATGGATAGATGTTTACAATTAGCATTTCAATCTCCATTAAATGAAGCACAAGTTAGAAAAATAAATAGTGATAGGGCAATAAATGAAGCACAATCTAGTAAAGACTTATTGTTAAAAAATGCTGAAATAGCACTTAAGAATGCACAAGCAAGTAAAGTGAATAGTGATAGAAATATTTCTGAAGATCAATCACAAAAAGATCTAGAAATAAAACAGGAACAAAAACTACTATATCAAAGACAGAGACAAGGATTTAACGATAATGTAAGACTTAAATTGCTAGAAGCACAACTAAATGCATGGTCTATGATGTTTAGTTCTGGTATGTTGACAAGAGAACCGTCAATAATTAGTCAAGACAAGGCTAGTACCATTTATGATGATATAGTTAATAGTTTATAGGATAACAATGACTGTAGAAATAGTTGACAAAAAAACACTACTTGAAAAAGCTGAAAATATAGAGTATAGAGAAGATGATATTAAAGAAGCTAAACAATATGGCTGTAAAACAGTATTTGAGTGTTATAAAAGAGCATCTGAAAGATATTCAAGATATTTTCTAGTTGTTGATAATAATAAAGTTATAGCACCAATAGTATTAAATAGGTGTGGTTATTTGACATTCTTTGTAAATAAAGAACTTAGTCCTAATAAAGCTATTAGTTTTGTTAGAGAATTAAAAAAACTTGCTAAATGGTATACAGATAATTATGAAAAAACAATCTTTGTTAAAACAGCAAACTGGTATAAAGAAGCAAAAAGGTTAAATAAACTAGTTGGATTTAAGCCCTATATATTAAGAACAAGTGAAACAATATGGGTATACAATGGGTAGTAAATCAACAACATATAGTGAAATAACTATAACAAATATGTTTGATGAAGATGATAACCTATTTACAAAAGACATTCTAAGAATTTTTGCTTTAACAAAAAGAATAGACCCAATCGTATTTACAAAACAGATGATACAAAATATAAATGTATTCTTTAATAATAAAATGCTTGAAAGGTTTGGTGTTATTATTGATGGCAACTTAAAATCTGAAGAGATGGATCATGAAGATTTTAAAAGAGTTGTTGCTGAAAAAACTGGAATTAATCTAAACTACTTAGGACTTGGTGTTATAACTACAAAAGATTGCTATGGAGTTGTTATATCTGGAGAAACAGTTACCATATCAGAATATTTAAACTATGCATACCCGTATGATACTAGTCATGAAGATATAATAACAGAGTCTTATTATTATGATGCTTCCGGTGGTTCTGATTGTAGAGTTGTAACAGTTGAAAACAAAATCTATAAATATGATATACATAATAATGGAAACTATTATAAAGTAATTAATTATGGTATGAATAACGATGGTTCTTATACTATTACGTTATATAATGAAAATGATGAAGAAGATATAATAGATATAGTAACTCCAATTGATAATAGAATATTTTACTTAACAGCATATGGAGAATTTGTACTTAATTATCCAGTAACTCAAGACGATTATGATGGATATATCATAATACCATCATCAGATGTCAGTCGTATAACTATAAACAGAAAAGCACTGTTATATGTTGTTAAAAAAGATGGTCAATTTGTAGCTACTGGAACAAGATATAAAAATGCTTTATATCATAAATTCTCCCTTGGTTCTGATTTTGAAGAAAACATTATGTCAGATGATAAAGTAAAAGATGTAGCAATAATAACTTCTACTAGATATAATAATCCTAAATTTAAAGATACAATAGAAGAAGTATATGGAACAGAGTATAATCCAATTGATGTTACATATCAAGGTGAAATAACAATAAGATATATCTGGATTAATGAAGGTGATAGTTTAAAATTAAAAGTGACATACAAAGGAACTAAAACAGGTGTAGAAAGTAGTGATTTAGAAGCAGTCATAATTCCATTTGACTATATAAAAAGAAAACCATTAAGAGAAAAATATGATATTATTAGAGATCTATATAATGTACTACTTTATGCAGAAGTAACTGTAAAAAAGAAATGGTATCAATCTGGTTTTTTTAGTTTTGTTTTTATGGTATTTACTCTTGGATTTGGTTTTTACATTAATCCAGTTCTTACGGCTATTTCATTTGCTGCAACAACAGCGGTATCAGCTTTAACTGATAATAAATATATTAAATTAGCTGTTCAAATAGGGTTGGTTCTATATGGAGGATTTAAAGCATATCAAGCTGGTAAATTGAAAGCATTTGATACTGCATTTATGTCAATAAAAATGACATCTGATCTATTTTTAGTTGAACTTGATTTAAAAGTAACTAAAACATACAGAGAGATAGAAAAATATAGAAGAGAAAGTGAAGAATATACTGAAGAAATAAGAGAGATGAGGAAGAATGCTTTATACTCTCCTCTAGATCTAGTAGACTCATACTACGATACAATATATAGTTTTCAATATAATCAACTAGAAGCTATTGACGCAATGTGTAGAGTAGATTTTACATTGTATTAAGGAGTTAATGTGAACAGACAAACAATAATTGTTGATTTAGAAAATGCAAAACAACATAAACAAAAGATAAATGACAAAATAAAAAAATGGACAGATGAATATAATGGAGAACCCTATGGTAATGAAATAGAGGGTAGAAGCAAAATAGTATGGAAGTTAATTAAAAAGCACGGAGAAATACTTATTGCTAACCTTGTTAAACCATTCCTAACTGGTTCTGATGTAATTAATTTAGAACCACGGACTAGGTATGACATTCATAAGGCAAACATAGACAATAAGCTATTAAATTTCTTTTTCAATAAAGAATTTGATAAGGTTAAATTTATAAAAACTCTTGTAAGGGTTATGGTTAAAGAAGGAATAGCATTTGCTAAAGTTAGTTGGATCCAAAATAAAAAAGAAAACAAACCATATGCTGAAGTTCTTTATAATGAAGATATATTTACAGATCCAGATGCTTCATCACTACAAGAAAGTAAATTTATAATTCATAGATTTAGAACCACATATGAAGAACTAGAAAGTAACCCTATATATGATAAAGAAGCAATAAATAGTTTTAAAAGACTGCAAGAAGAAGATAGTGACGAGTTTACTGATGACCTACACAATAGAGAGATTGGTTCTTTTAAGAGGGAAGAAAATAATGAAACATTTCTTTATGAATATTGGTATAAAAAGAAAGATAAAGTATATGTAATATCTTTTATAAATGATGATAAAAATACAGAAATATTATCTAATGAAGAGTATGAATATAGCTGGTATCCTTTTATTGATTTTCCTTTTTATGATGAAGAATTTAATATATGGGGTAGAGCATTAGCTGATATAATTAGTGATGAACAAAAGTTTATGACTTCTATTGTTAGAGGTGTTATTGATAATATGGCTATGAGTAACAATGGTATTAAGTTTGTTAAAAAAGGAGCACTAGATAGCATAAACTTCAAGAACTTAATGGAGGGTAAACCAGTAGTTGAAATAAATGCTACTGATGATGTAAGTAGAGTTATTAGGGATGGTAGTTTTAATGAATTACCTGCAAGTGTATATAACTTATTACAAATAATAGAGAACCAAGCGGAGGGATTAACTGGAGTTAGTAAATATATGCAAGGATTAATTGATTTACAAAACTCTACAGCTACAGCTACACAAACGATAATGACACAATCTCAAATAAGATTACTTGATATTGAAAATAATGTTAGTAGAGGATTAAAAAAACTTTTCTTTATGTGGATAGAGATGATATTAGATTATATAACTGAAGAACAAGTATTACAAATATCTGGAACCACATTTGCTGAAGAAAAAGCTAAAATGATTGAAAAACTAAAAAGAGAATATAACTTAGAAGAACTTGATCAAGAAACAGCTCAAAAAGCAATGATGTTAATTATGCAAGAAGTAGAGAAAGTATTTGATAAAGAAACAACTAAATATGATATAAAAATACAAATAGGAACTGATGGATTAAAACAAATAAAGATCAATCAGATAAATATGCTTATGCAACAAAGCGCATCTTTGGTTCAAGCTGGTGCTGTTCCACCAGAAATAATACAACAACTACTTGCTAAACTATTTGAACTATTTGATTATCCAGATCTATCTGAAAAAGTTGCTAATTTCAAACAGCAGCCAAATCCATTACAACAACAAATGATGCAACTAGAAATGGCTGAAAAACAGGCTAAGGCGCAAAAAGAACAAGCATTGGCACAAAATGCATTAGCAAGAACCAAAGCGACAGAAGCTAGAGCACAAAAAGAGTTGGCATCTATTGATGCTGATGTAGCAAACAAATATGCTGATGTAGTTAATAAATTGAAAGGAGTTGATACAGATGAAAACAATGTCACAGATGGCAAAAGACCTGATGAACAATAAAGATTTCCAAGAGTTGGTTCTAAAAGAATTTATTGAAAAGGGTATTCTTACATATACATTAGAAGACAATGTAGATAATGAAAGTGTTAGAGATGAGTTAAAAGCAAGGAAAATTCTTAGAGATTTCTTGAATTATGCATTAGATTATGATAATATTGAACAAATTAAAAAACAATAAAGGAATGTAAATGGAAGATAATAAAACTTTAGCTACTCCTCAGGATGCTAATGTTAACTCTGAAGAAGATACATTAGCAACTACTCCCGAAGAAGGGAATGTTGTAGAAGATGAGAATACATACGACAAAGTATGGGAAGAAAATGTTGAGGAAGAAAATATCTTCAATCAAGAAGATGTTGGATCCAACGTAGAGGAAACAGAAACAGAACAAGATACTACAAATGGAGTATTAATTACAAAACCTTTAAAGCATAAAGGTAGAGAGATTTATGTTAAAAGTGAAGACGAAGCTATTGTATTGATGCAAAAAGGACTTGATTACGAGTTTAAAATGTCTCGTATCAAACCTTTTAGACAAGCAATAGATATTATTGAAAAAACAGGATTAGAACCAGCTGATATTAAAGCACTTGCTGATATAAAAGAAGGCAAGCAAGAAGCATTAGAGTATTTAGCTAACAAATATAACATTAAGTTAGCTAATGAGGATTATGATTTTGAAGATGACTTTTTTGAAGAAGATAATAAAAAAGAAAAACCAAAATATGAACCAGAAGTAGAGCAAAAACAGGACAATCCTGTTATTGATTTTTGGAATGAGTTTTCTAAAACTTACCCAAAAGAGTCTGGGAAAGTACTTGATACATACAACCAGATGGAAGAAGGATTTCAACAAGAGATTATGTCAGATATTAATCTTTTCAAAGCTTTTGTTGGATCTGTTTTATCTGGAGAATTTGATGAGGTATATCCAGAAACAGTAAAACTTAAAGCGCTAAATCCATCAATTAGTTGGATTGATGCCTATGTATCAATTGCAAGTAATATTGTTAAACCTCAACAAGAACAAAAAGAACCAACAACTGCAGTTCAAAAAAAACAAACCAAAAAAAGAACTGTAGTTAATAAATATGATGATTACGATAAGGTGTGGGATGATAATGTCTCACTTGAAGAACTAGAAAAACAAATATTCAAGGAGTAAAAAATGGCACTTACTTACGGAACACAAGGTAGTGGATTAGGTGCACCTCAACAAGCTTATTTAGATAAGCTTATGACTACTGAGGTTGCACAAAAAACTATCTTTGATAGATTTGCATCTATTCAAAAAGCTTTGCCAGAAAATAGTGGTAAAACTATTAAATTTAGAAGATGGGTACCAATGAAGGATCTTATGATCGCAAATAACATCTATCTAAACTATACAGGAAATAATGTAACAACAGCAGGAGAAGGAATAGCTACATTAATAGAACCAAATGCGTACAATAACATAATCTTGCCTGAAGGAGACAGTGGTTCTGAAAATGGACAAATGAAAGTAGTAGAACTACAGACTGAAGTATTTCCTATTGGTATGTGGATGAAAGTTACTGAAGAGACTAATTTATTCCACGATATGTATACAGTAGCTGAAAATGTTAAGCAATACTCTGATGTAGCTTCATTTTATATTGATGGTTTTTATAGAGATTTATATATAAATAGTGCAGGACATCTACAGGATATCACTGGTAATACAGCTCCAGATAATAATGTTACTAGTACCGAATTTAGTAATTCTGCTAGAAAGATAAGTTTACAATTGAAGCTAAGTGGAGCTAAATATGTAAATCAAATCTTAAAAGCAAGTCCAAATTATGGAACAGAACCAGTATGGTCAAGGTATATTGGTATTGTTAACCCTATGATGGGAGAAGCAATGAAGGATAATCCAGATTTTGTACCACTAGAAAAATATGCTTCTGGTATAAAAGTACTAGATGGTGAAATTGGTATGATAAAGGATATTAGATTAATAGAAAATGAAAATATGCTAACTGAAGAAACAGGTACTTCTGGAGAATATATTGGTTATATGTTGGTTCTAGGTAAGGAGCATACAGCTAATGTTCCTATTAGAGGCAAAAAGAGAATTGAAGTAGTTGTTAAAGGACTTGATACCAATGATAAATCAGATCCACTTAATAGAACACAATTGGTTGGTTGGAAGTCTTGGTTAGGAGCATTGACTATCAATCCAGAAAGAATTGGATTAGTAAAAGCAATATTTAACATATAAGAACCACCTGTTGGTTCTTATATTAATAAAAGGAGTTAGCAAATGTCTAGATCAAAAATAAATGGAGTAAAGATAATAGTTAAACCAGCAACAGATAATGCATTTAGAGAAGGCTATGTAAAAGTAAATGGAAAAGTTATTCCTTTTGAAGTACCTATTATAGTTTCTGAAAATGATGTTAAAACAATAGAAAGAATGAAAGAACCAAAAAGAGTTGATGATAATGGAATTAATGTAAGAGAAATAATGAACAACCTAAAAATACCTCAGGAGAAAGCTAATAGAATAGCAAGAGAAGGTAATATGGAGAAAGCTAAAATAAGGTTTGTGAGTAAATATAATGTTCAAAGAATATAAAAGGATATATTATGGGAGAAAATTTTCCTACATTATCAGGATTTAGTAATAATTATTTTCTAAGGGACTTTTTAAGCTCACCAATAGTTGTTACACCTCAACAACCAAACATTGATGACATACTAAAAAATACACTAGTTGATCTTTATAAAACTAAAATTGATTTTTATAAAACTCAAAAAAATATGAACAGTGGAATATATGGAAAATATATTGTTCCAGCACTTGGCATAGCTCAAGGACTATCCACCCTTGGTTCTTTATGGTTAGGTTTTCAGAATTACAAACTTGCTAAAAATCAACTAGGAATAGCTAGAGAACAATGGGATAAAACAAAAGAAGAGTTAGCAAGGATTAAAACACTAAGAGAAGAATTAACTAGAAGATATATGGGGGAATAGAATGAAAAACCCTTATATGGAAGCATTAACAGCAGGTGGTTCTTTAGCTAGCAAGACTAGTTCAGTTGCTTCTAATTTTATGTCTAACTCTATTAATGCTTTTAATACAGCCGGTTCTTTAGCAGTAAAAATGTTGACACTTCTTGAACAAGAAGAAGCAAGGAAGAACCAAGAACTAATACAAACAACAAAGTTAATGCAAGATGCCTATTTTGATACATTAAGTCAAGAGATAGCTGAAAAACAACTCAAAATATCTGAGTCTTCACTTGATGTAGAAAAAAAAGCATTAGATATAAAAGAAAGAAAACTTAAGCTTGAAGAACAAAAATTTGAAAATGAAAACAAAGGACAAATAAAACTCTTTAATGGATATACTCAGGGTTATACAATAAATGATTTTGGTATACCAACAATAGAAGATAAAAAAACAACATTTGCTATAATAGATGGAAATATTATACCACTTTCATTACTTTTTCAGAATAACTACAGTTACCTAGGTAAAAATATAAATAGTTATCCAGGTGTAAATAGTTTGGCAAATATAAATAGTTATCCAGGCATAAGAAAACCTAACAAACAAACTAATGCAGTTAAACTATTAACTGGTAAAGACGGTATATCAACAATAGCTTATGGTAATATACCTTTATTTTTTAAAAACCCTGGAGGAAACTATAAGTCTTTTGGTGCAAATTTAGATAGAGTATTTAATTCTATACAAGATAGTAGAACCAGAGGAGAAATGGCAATAAGAATATTAGAACCAATGATAAAAAACTTAAATATTGATTATTCTGATGGTAAAAATCAAGTAATGAAAATTTTAAACCATGTAAACAAAATATCTTCATATTTAGATAAAAAAGAAGCAGATGCAATAAAAGGTACAGCATTTGTAAAATTAGCTGAAACTCTTGATAATGTTAGTATGCCAATGGAGGAAAGAAACAAAATAGTAGGAACGATACTAAGTAGAAGTAATATAGATAGTCCAGAAGTAGAAAGAAGAATAATAAAAGCATTTGGTTCCAGTTACTTGTCAGAAGATTTACTTAATGATAAATCATTTCTTTATGGAATGTTTGCATATGCAACTAAAAGTGGAGCTTTGACACTATCTTTGAAATACCTGCTAAGTCCTTTTGTGGATCTTTATAAGTTAGGACAAATAGGGGGTGAAGAAAAAATACTACCTGGAGTATCTGAAGGGCTTAGAAGGACAATATATTTATTGCAAGTAAATGATGGTTATGATCCATATACTATTGATGAAACATTAAGAGGAACCAACTTCAAAAACAGATTTGTAGTATTAGGGAGAAATCTTGCAAGTACTGTAGGAACTTGGGATTGGGAAAAAGATAGAGTTTCAGATATATTAGAAGAGAAAGGTTTTGAAAATATAGCAGGTGAAGATATAAGATCAGTAATTAATTCAGTTAAAGAAATAGCAAAAAACCCTTTATATGAAGAAACCTATAAAGTATGGTTACCAAAAAAGAAAACTAATGTTATGTTAACAAAAGATGATGTTAAAGACATTTTTCTTGATACTGTTATTTTAGAAACATTTTGGTCACAAGTAAATGATAAAGGTATAGCTAAATCAATAGAACAGGGATTAAAAAAATGGATAAAAAAATAACTGAGTTATATAACGAAATAAGAAATGAATTAGAAAGAGGTACAAGATCTCAAAGAGCAGTTAGAAGAGGTAGTGAGATAGAAGCATATAACGCTTCTATAGATGATAGCATTACTAGACAATTAAGAAACGCTATACATGATACAACTGTACTTCCTGTTGCAACTCTTTATTCAGCTTTTACTGGTGATACTTCTTATCTAGAAAAAGAATTTTCTGATAGAAAAGTTGATGAAAGTGGTATACCTACTTATGGTGGTTCTATAGAGGCAATAACTAATTTTGCTGGAACTGTTGGTGGTGGTATTCTTTTATCAAAAGGTACAAGATTGTTAGCAAATAAATATTTAACTGATAAATTATCAAAGCTTAGTAGTAAACCAATAACAACAACAATATTAGGAAAAGCAAAAAGAAAACCATCAGAACTAACTCCATCTGATATAATGGCAGCTGAAACATATATGGCTTTTGTAGAAGGAGCAGATGCAACAGTTAAAGAAAATACATCACTTGATTTAGAGAACCAAAAAGTAGATATTAAAGAATTTGATACTCTTGATTTAGGTAAAAATGTAGGGACTAGCTTAGCATTAGCATCAGTCTTCTATCTTCCTTTTACTGTATATAGTAAAGCAACAAATGCATTGCAAAATAGAGTTTTTAGTGCAAAATTAGCTAATGCAGGATCAGCTAAGTTTGATACTAGTGCAATTCAGAAAGTCACAGGAAAAGATATTAAACCTATAGACCTAATTGTAAGAATGGCTTTAGAAAATAAAGGTTATGCCATAGTTAAAAAGAAAGATGGTTCTTTTCAAGAGATCAAGAAAGGACTTAATGAAAACCTATATTATGAAAAGATAGATGAAGATGAAGCTAATAAACTAGTAGACAAATACAACTCAGTATTTATAGATGAAGAGACTAATAAAATAATATCTAATATAATGCCAGATAGAAAGTCACCATTTATATTTAAAGGTAAAATAGAAGATAATGGCAATACTTTAGTTATTGATACAAAAACAGCAAAAATAACTCCAGAAGCTATAAGAAAACAAGTAGCTGGTAAACCACTGTTTAGTCTATCTGATCAAAACTATAAAGAACCAACTGTTGGTTCTAATAGAAAAATAAAAAAGAGTCTTGAAGCTGAGTATGAAATACTTATTGATGATGCAATTAAAGCATTTAAAGAAGAAGGAAGTATAATTGATAAAGCAAAAAGAGTAGCTGATAAAGTAGCAACATCTCTTGGTAAAGGAAATGATAAAAAAGTAAAAGCAATAATAAGAAAAAGAGTATTTAATGAATGGAGACAGAATGAAGGAACAAATTTTTCTGAAGAAGAAAAGATAAAAATAACCATATCAGATGCATTAAGAGATATTAAAGATGTAATGGTTGGTCAAAAAAGTTTTATAGATGGAGATGAAATACCTGTTACTGATAGTCTTGATGATACTTCTATAAAAGAAGTTAAGGAAAAATTTTTTAAAGAAAACAGAGAAGAAGTATTAGACCACTTTACCGAAAGAATAGAAGATTTAAGAGAAGATAGAATTGACGAAGAAGGAATAAAAAAAATTAGAGAAGCAATTGAAAAAGATTTAGAAGCAGAAGATCTTCAATATCTTGATATTGTTAAAGAAGAAAACACTAAAAAGAATTCAGCTGGTGAGATAATTTCTGATAATGAAATGTCAGAACCAACGCATAGAAAAATAGCAAAAAGAAATAAATTAAAATATGCATATGATATGTATGAAGATGGAAAATCTTTTAAATATAGAATAGTCCCTAATATGGAAAAGATAGACGATTTTCTATTTGGAGAAAAGAAGAAAGGAATGGTTAAAGAAAGAACCAAGTTGAGTGAAAAAATAAAAGACATTGAAAAAAAGACTAAATATATTAAAGGAAGAGAAAAAGTAAAAAATACTGTATTAGGTATATTAGATGTATTAGATAGATATACTAAAGCACTTTACAGACATGCTGGAGACAAATATCAAAGAAAAAGTTCAACAATATTAAGCGGCAATTTCCAAAAAAAAGGAATTTTAGGAGATATTGGAAATATAAAAAATAAAAGAATATATAGTATTGAGTTTTCCCGTGGTACAAACAAAAATAATTTCTATGGTAAAAGAAAATATAAAACAAATTCCAAATATAAAACAAATATGCTTTTAGATGAATTTATGAGGTTAAAAAATAAACCAAAAGATGGTTTTTTTAGAGTAACATATTTAAATGTAGATGATTTAAAAAGAAAACTAGAAAAACTAAAAAAAGAAATAGAAGAAAGTAAAATTGCAGAAAAAGATGAACTAAAAAACTTAATAGAAATTACAATTAAAAACATAGATGAAAATCTTGCTAAAAAAGAAACAGTAGAAAAGACATTAGAAAGTTTTAAAAAATATATTGAGGGCATAGAGGCAAATAACCCTTCTGAAAACTTTAGAAATATGATAATAAAAAGAAAGATAGCAGAAGATGGAACCTTTGTTAGTGCATATCACAACAAAATACAACAAAATATAAAAGAACTAAAAGATAAACTAAAAAATTTAAAAAAAGACTCTGATGAGTTTAAAAAAATAGAAAAAAAAATAAAAGAAAATGAAAATAAACTAAATAAAGATCCACTAGAAGATAAAGAGTTTATAAAAGAGTTTATGAAAGAAAATAAATGGTTATATAAGTATAAAAATAAATCATTAAAAGAGTTATTTATTAAAGAAAAAGAGATGATTGAAAAAGAAATAAAAAAACTTAAAGAAAATCTTAAAAATACTGCAGATGAAAATGAAATAGAAAAAGAAAAAATAAAAGAAGAAATAGAAAGCCTTAAAAATGAAAAGGATGGCTTAATTGAAAATATGGGAGAAGTAAATAAAATATATAGTAAATATGACGAGATATTAGAAAATATATATACAAAAGAGATAGTAGAAAAACTAGAAGATATTAAAAGAAAATATGCTGAACCAGAATATGAAGAAGTAATTAAAAAATATGAAAAAGAAAATGAAACAGTTAGAAAATATATAGAAGAATATATAGAAAAGAACCAACTTGAAGATAAAGCAAAGATTGATGAAATATTTGACAACATACAAACTAAAATATATCTTGGAAATAATAAAAACATAGTACCAAATGTTAAAATAGAAGATATTGAAATAGTTGATACAATGAGTGCTATACAAAATGCTGAAATTGCAATAGATACAAGCAGTAGTATAGTAAAAGGTATACTAAGAATAAATAGAAAACTGATAGATGATGCTGAAGATATTAATTTATTAAGAGGTATTGTTCACGAGTTGGTTCATATGTCTGATGAGTTTTTAAAAATAAAAGCAAAAGAAACAAATCTGGACTATGACTTTGATCTATTTAGACAAACAATTATTGAGTTCTTAGAAAGCGATCAAGGTAGTAAATATAAAAAGTTATTTAAAATAAATGAACCAAGGTTTTACTTACTTAATAATGAAGCAAAAGATGAGTTGGTTCCTAAATTTCTTGAAGTAATATTTTCACACGAAATGTTAGATCATCAAAAAAATGTTGTTCTAAGAAATATATACAAATCAAAAGCAAATAAAAAGTTATTAAAAGATTTTTATAATTTTATTAATAACAGTTTAATAGAAGAGGAAAGGAAAAAGTTTAAATTTGTTCTTAATGAGTATAAAAGATCAATATTCAACGCTATAAACTCTGATGCTACAATAAAACTTGCTATACAGAAGAAATTTACAAATAGATTTAAAGAGTATGCAACAGGTAATAGTTATTTAGATCCATTGATTGAACACGAAGTATTTCAAAATATGTCTGAATATGTAGACAATATTGGTTTACTTGAAATATTTAAAATAGATGAACAAAAACAAGCAATAGAAAAAATTGCTTCTATGCATAAAGGCTTTGAAGATCAACTGATAAAACAGGTATCTAGCTCAAAGGATTGGTTCACTAAAAAAATATTTGATGGATTATCAGTAGAAAACAAAAATATCTTAGATTACCATCTTGGTAGAGCAATGTATAACGGGATGCATAGAATAGACAATGCATTAGAATTTTTAAAAGGAGAAATAAATACTAGAAAAAGAACCAATTGGAAAAAATTCTTTATTAATGTAAAAGATGATGTTGAAGAGGTACTTGATGCATTGGCTCTAGAGGATACAAGTAATAGAAACAAAATAAGAAAACATCTATATAGAAAAATAGAAAAGCTTAAAGGAGATATTGCACTTAAAAAAGAAATAAATGAAATTAAACTAGCAAATGATCTAATAAAAGAAAGAGGAAGACTAATAAGCAATATGGATCTAAAAATTGAATGGTATAATACAATTAACAAAGATAAACCTAAGATAGAAAAGAAACTTGGTGAAATATTAGCAAAGAAAAGAATTGAGTACTTTTTAAAGAACAACAGTAAAGAGTTCTTAGATACACATTTAAAAGCATTAGAAAACAACATAGATAATTTTAATGAAGCAGTAAAAAATTGGAAAATACATGAAACAATATTAAAAAGAGAAGGACAATATGAACAATTATTTGGATTTAACCCTGATCTAAAATTTGAAAATCTTGATAGAAAAATATATTTAATGCAACATAAACCTAAATCAAGTAAGTATAGAACACTAAAAACAATAAAGCTAGACAAATATACTAGAATGTATATGGTTTTAGCTGATGAGCCAAATGTAAAAGTAGGAGATCAAGATCCAATAATTGTTGAATTCTCTCCAAAGAACTTTGAAAAAGGTATATATAATGCTAAAGTATTTGCTAAAGTTTACAAAGATCCAAAGAGAGGTTGGTATATTAAAAATAAGAACAACTATAAGGCATATATAGGCAAAGATAGCAACTTTAAAGTAATAACAAAAAAGAACCATTCTGAACTACTATATAAACTATCAGCTGATGAAATGTTTAATTTAAAACTAAATGGATTACATGATGATTTTGCTGATATAAGAATATCAACAATGTATCAAAGAAACATATACCTTTATAAATCACACAGTTTAGCAAGAAATTTTAGAGCATACCAAATGAAAATATTACAAGATGCTAAAGTAGTAATAAATAAATTAGACTATGAAGAGCTAAGTCCAGAATTACAAGAAAAATATATTGCCTTTAAAACAAAAGATTATGGAACACTATATGTACAAAGAAGATTTAAACACCAACTACTTGGTTCTAAAGGATTTAATTTTAAAGTAATGACTAAACCATTAAAAAATTTACCAGAACTAAAATATTTTATAGAAGCTAAAGTATTGAGAAGTTTAATTGGTATAGCAAAGATTATAAAAGGTGTTACAATTAACTATAACTTAGCTTCATATATAAATAGTAGCATAAGTTCATATATAACATATGCACTAGCATCTAATAATCCTCAAGAATTTATATCAAATATAAAAAAAGCTAGAAGACTAATAGATCAATACAAAAAAGATATGACAGAATTAACAAAGATAAAAAATGAAATAATGGCAAAAGAGGTTGATGGTTTAGAAGTTAGTGATGTTACAAAAAAATATAATGAAATACTTGAAAAAATAAAAGATAACCCTTTACATGATGCATTTAATAATGGGTTAGCATCTACATTGAGACAGGATGCATTAAAGGTAAATGCATACAAAGAAAATGAATTATTTAAAACTATAAGACCATTATTCAGAGATAAACAAGCATATGAATTTATGAAGATATGGTTTGGTTTACCTGATACTAAACTTGGTATGAAACTAGGAGAATACTTTGATAATACTGAAATGCTACCTAAACTTGCACTATATATTGATGGATTAAACTCTGGATTAAATAGAACCACAGCTGCTCAGAAAGTTATTATGCATTTCCCTAATTATGGTATAAATTTACATCCTGTTATTTCTGGATTTGAATTAATTAGTCCATATATGAAATATGCTGTTAATTATCCAAAAATGATTTATATGTTCTCTAGAAACAAACCTAAAGCAACATTAGTAGTATCACTAACTGCTTTATTTGCACCTGGAATAACATATTCAGAAAACTTGAACAAAAGAGAAGAGTGGTTTAAAGATAATCATTTTATTAAATTAGGTGATGAAACATATTACTATATTGGTTCTTGGTTCCCTACAATGCCTCCAATAACAAGTGGCAATTTTAATACATCTGTTGTATTATCTGAAGATGCTTTGTTTAGATTGGTTTTCCCGTTTGATCTTTGGCCTTTTGTACATACTAAGTAATATCATCAATAGTAAATCTTTTCTTTCTCTTCTCTTCTTCTTTTATACATTTTTTAACTATAGTCTTAATCCAAAATATAAACAATTTTACAAATATATAACTTAATACTATAAAAGCTATTATCCATTCCAATGCCATCATTTGTTTATCCTTTTACAACCTAATTTTACAAGTGATAACATTTGACTAAAATTAAAAACACTAAAAGTAATATTTATATAATCTTGTTCTTTATCTATCTCTGAACATTTAATAATTTTTTTATCTTTATAAAAGTATTTTTCCATTGTTTTTTACTCCTAAGCTTAATCGAATTTTAAAGCTATTCTACTTATATTGTTTAAATAGCTTTTAATGTCATTATTTAATAATCCTAAATCAATAAGATAAAAAACATCATCATCCATTACATCAATTTCACCTTTATGTTGTTTGATATCTAAATTTTCTTTAATCTTTTCTATATGCTCTTTATTGCAATCACTTAAATCTATTATTAACAGTTTCTCAATAGATACTGTTACATTATTCATTTCTTATCCTTTTGTAATTTTTTTTATTAATTTATCTATCTGTATCTATTATTGCATAAAAAGTAATATCTATATAACCTTACCAAATCTTAAAATTATTCTGCTTGCATTGTTTAAACAATTTTCAATATTACTATCTAATAGTTCTAAATCAATAAGATGAAGAACATTATCTTTCATTAGTTCAAATTCCTCTCTAAATCGTGAAATATCTAAACTTTCTATAACAACTTCCCTTATATATTCTTTATCATTTTTACTTATGTCTATTATTAAAAACTCTTCGGTATATACTTTTACATTATTCATTTTTCATCCTTTCATAATTTTCTTTTATTACTTTATCTAAAAGAACCAACTCTTGATAATTTTTTGGTAGTTCTTCTATCATCTTATAGGCAACAATTCTGATATCTCTATGTGCATCTTTAGATAATCTTAATTTCAAGAAATGTATTAAACTTCTCAAATTAAAGGTTACTTGTGCTATGTATAGAAATGCTTGAGGTAATAATTTGGATACATTATCTAATGACTTACTTTTAAACAGTAACAAATCTGCTATTATTTCTTCTATTTCTTTAAATTTATCATTAACTTCTTTATCTTCTGTTGGTTCTAATTCTACATCTATTTTTCTTAAAGCATATCTACTACTTGTAACTGTCCAACTAACTCCAATTCTATGTCTTGTTGCTTCTAATAAAGCTTTTTGAGATAGTTTTAAATGATAGGATATTAAACTATGCTCTAATACGCTTTCGTGCTTTAGTTTAAATCCAACTCTTTTAATAAGCTCTAAATCTTCATTATCAAATTTTTCCATTGGTTTCCAATTAGCATGAGAATATCTAATGCCATTTGAAATTAAATACAATGGAGTTGCATATAATAGTTCTACTTCTTGTTTTGTATTCATAGTTCCTCCTCTAAATTAAATTCTGTAAATTTTTGACCATGAGATTTTCTAAAATATGTTACTTTGCTATCTATTGCATTATCAGCATCTTTTTCAAGATAATCTATAGCCAACTGTGCATATCCTGCAACATCTCTCCAATTATCTATATATCTAGAACCACCATTGATTATTCTTGATAATTTATGTACAATCATCTCAAATGTTTCATTAATTGTTGGATCTAGCTCATTATTTTCTGTATAGTATATATCTTTAATTTTTTGAGATATTTCTGCTAAATTTTTAAAATTACCGTATAGCTTCTTTCTTTCGTTCATTCTTCATCCTTTCTGCTTTTTTTAATGATTTTCTAAAGAAATTCTTGACAATATCTGGAGTTTCACAATAATCAAAATATGATCTATTTGCTTTTAGCCATATAAACATTGTTTTATCACCTGAATAAATACACTCAAACTCTCTATTAGGGAACCAGCATGCAGTTACCACTAAGTCTTCTTCTATATTTATGTTTACTTTTAAATCTTTTTCTTCTATGTTTCTATTTAGTTCATTTACAATCCTTTTCATTTCTTCTTTAAACATTACTTATCCTTTTTACATTTATAATAATCTGCTTTATACCACCTTTTTCTTGCTTCTTCTGAAGTATCTTTTTGAAACTTACCATCAACAATAGAACCAGTTCTTGATGATATTTCCTTTATTGTTTCTTTTAATGCACATTCTGGATCATAACCTAATTTCATTATAGAACCAACGCAAAAAACAATAATATCACAATATGCATCTACTGCATCTTTTGTTGTAATTTTTTCATTTTTTAAATCCAATTTTTCTTTAATATCAATTAATCTCAATAGTAATTCTGATGAAAACTTTAATCTATCTTTTTTATCTATTGTATATCCGTTAGCTTCAAATAGCTCTTCTACAATATTTGTTACTTCATTAGTCCAATTATAAGGTTGTTTATCTAATTGTCTTTCTTTTTGCCATTTAGCTATCTCTTTTATATAATTCATCTCCACTCCTTTAATCTTTCTAGATGTTTTTTCTTCTTATCTATTAAATCATATATTTCCTTTTCAATTAAAGGATACTTTTCTGGTAAATGTTTCAAATTACCTCTAGTTATTTTTAATAAATTTTCCTTTAATATAGCTATATCTATTTCTGTTTTTTTTATTATGTTGTCAATTTTAGTATTATGTCTTTTAACATATTCTTTTATACTAACTCCATATAAAAGATCATAATTGTATATCATTAATCCTCCCTATAACATTTGTTTTTCCACTCATCAAATCTAGATTTAATATATTTTAATTCTTTTTCATCACAATCTAAAGTATTTTTAACCAATTCTAAGTCAATCGTTGGTTCTACTGTAAAAAATTTACTGTCTTTGTACTCAACATAAAACACATCTTTTTTGTTCTTATCTAGTGCAAATATTATTTTAATTTTGTCCATTAAAACTCCTTCTTAGATAATGTTTCCTTTATAAAACTTTCCTAATATATTTTCATTTAGAAAATTATTATTTTCCAATACTTCAAATTTAAATAGCATTTTAGTTTCAAGATAAGTTAAATGTCTTTTTGTTTTGGCAAAATCTAATATCTGTTTTTCAATAAGCTCTAAATCATCTAAATTTCCTTTATAAGAACCAACATATGTTTTCCAATCAGACTCTTTTTTAAATAGCTCATAGATTTCTAATTTGCCATTTTTTCTTCTTTTTTTGAAACATATATGATTATCCCTTTTTTTGTTGTCTTTTAATGCTTTTCTTTCGTAATAAAACCAAAAATTCTTTTTACCAATATAATACTTTTGTTCATTTGTTTCTTTATTTTTATAAACTAGTAAATAAACAAATCCATATAAATCCTGCGGTGGTTCTTTAAATTCTTTGTTTAAAAATAGCCATCTCATTTTTATAGCTCCTTTTCCTTTTTTAAAAACTCTTCTACTTCTTTTACTGCTTTTTCATTCATAAAACTTCTTGCTTGTTCAAACATTAATGCTACTGTTTCTTTTTGTAATTTTAAAGTTGTGTATTTTTCTATGTAAA